AGAAATTTCTAGTACCTTTCACATTTCTGTTTTTTGCAATTCATTTATCATGTATATTTAATTTTTGTTATGATATATATTATATGGGTAAAGTCAATATAGCATATATTATAGTATTTTTCATAAATAAAAAACTGTCAGATATTGTGTGTGATTGGATATTAAAATATGATCTTCTAATGGTGGAATTTAGACCCGATGATCGATAAAGAAACCCTGAAGAATGATCTAAAAGAATGGATCATGACTGTTACCTTTACTAAGAAGGATGGTACAAAACGTCTGATGAAATGCACTCTTATCAAACATCTTCTACCAAAAGTGGAAGAAATGAAAGGTAAGGCAGAAAATCCAGATGTTCTGGCTGTGTGGGATTTGGATAATGAAGCCTGGAGGTCTTTTAGACTCGACAGCATCGAATCCATAAGCTATGATAGAGTTTCAATTGAAGAAGGAGTGGAATGAATGCCTCATGCCCATAAGAATAGACCCCGAACCGGTAGACGTAAGATTGGTTCCAAGAAGCGTAAGAATCGAAGCAAAAACAGGAAGAATTAAATGAGTGCAGATAACGGAACATATATTCTATGGACTGAAGGTCCAGAATTTCGTATCAAGCACTTTCATGCAGTAGACAATTTGTATGGTCAATATATCGAGGAATCCAGAACTTGGACACCAAATTGTCAAGCGATTGTTGAAGCATTTTCTTCTTCTCAAGTCTTTACATCATTAGATGAAGCTTGGGATGAAGCAATGAAAATTGATGCTTCACAGTCATATAGTGAGTATGGTACAAATATGATCACGGACTTTAGTGCTTATACGTTCGATGATCTGTCGGATCAAGCAACCAGAGGATAAAATCATGGCCCGTGGAATTTCTCTTGATGACAGAATCTATGGCGACGAACCAGTTATCACTAAAAATTCCAAAGATATCGATCTGATTCATGCCTACAACTGGTACAACTATAGGTATGATGTCGAGGATGCCAAGAAGTTTATTCTAAACCATCTCAAATCAAAGAAGATCGATAAAGAAACTCTCAGAAAGATTTCTCTTATCGATTCTCAAAAACTACGTAACATTGGATGGAACTTTCGTATCATCCATCGCGGTGGTTCTTTGCCTCCACACATTCATAAGAAAGTTTCATCTTCACTGAACGATCTAATTGATTGTGTGGTAGAACCACAGGAAGAAGTTAAGAGTATCAAGAAGGTCGATAATACAAATACTTTGATTGGTGACCTGGAAGAGCAGGTCGATAAGTTTCTTGTGTCATTCAAGACTGACTTTGATCCCTCAGTTTGGATCAAGAATGTCAAGACCACACAAGTTTCTTCAATCAAGAAGTATTATTCAGAGCTATATGATGAGCTATTTGAAGCTTATCAAGGTTCCGACAAGGATCTAAAAGAAGCTTATTCATATCTTTCTCGACCCAAACTCAAGAAGTATATTGATTTTATCAAGGCTATCATTGCTGCTTGTGACAATCAGTCTACGGTTGTTCGTGCTCCTCGAAAGCCACGAAAGAAGAAGGTTAAGTCTGCCACTGTTCTGGTTTCAAAGCTGAATTATAAGAAGACTGATGAAGAATACAAACTAACTTCTGTAAATGCCACCGACATTATTGGTGCATCTCAACTATGGACGTTCAATACAAAAACCAGAGCACTCACACAATACAATGCAATAGGTGCATCTGGTCTGACAGTCAAAGGATCCAGTATTGTAGGCTTCGATGAAAAAACATCTATTACCAAGAAGCTAAGGAAGCCAGAGCAGATTCTAAAGAATGTGCAATCATTTGGTAAAGTTGCCCTAAGAAAGATTATGGATGAATTGACTACAAAGCCTGTAGCATCATCAGGAAGAATAAATACAGAAGTAATCTTACTAAGGATTATTAAATGACAACAAATAACGTAGTTCTATTTCCTAAACAAACTGTAGTCAATCAAGAAGTCTCACCCGAAAATTTTATGAAGATTATGGAAGAAAAGGGTAAGGTCAATTTCATTGAAAATGTTGTACAAGAAATAGCAGAGAATGCAGCACAACATATGTCAGACTATGGAATTGACATAAACTCTGAACAATTTGTACATGATTATTCTTTTGCTCTTGTTGTGTTAAGATCAGCAATCTATAGAAGTATAGGAATGGAACATCCCTTACACGAATTTCTGGACTCAAATGTGGTATTCTCTGAAACAGAACTTGACACCGAACAGTAAACACTATATAATAAAGTGAACAATTAGATAAATGGAGAAGTGTCATTATACTGGTCGATCTTAATCAGGTACTAATTTCCAACCTGATGCAACAAATCAATGGAAATCCTAAAAATACTATCAATGAGGACCTTGTCCGTCATATCGTTCTGAACAGTCTGCGATCATACAACAAACAATTCAAATCAAAGTATGGTAAGCTTGTGATCTGTTGTGATTCCAAAAAGAACTGGAGGAGAGATTATTTTCCTCTATATAAGAGCAATCGAAAGAAAGCTCGTGAAGCATCACCTCTCGATTGGAATTCTATCTTTGAGACACTAAACAAGATCAAAGAAGAACTTAAAATACATTTTCCATATCGAGTGGTAGAAGTCGAAGGTGCAGAGGCCGATGATGTTATTGCTGTTCTGACCGAAAGGTACTGTGACAGCGAAGATATTCTGATTCTATCTTCTGACAAAGATTTCGTACAACTTCAAAAACTGGACAATGTGGATCAATATAGTCCAATTCTCAAACGGTTCATTCGAACAAATAATCCAGAACTATTCATCAAAGAGCAAATCATTCGTGGTGATTCGGGAGATGGTGTACCCAACTTCTTGTCACCAGATAATACGTTTGTCACTGGTAGCAGACAAAAATCTATCAGCAAGAAAAATCTTGCCGAATGGATCAAACAGGAACCAGAAGAGTTCTGTGTAAATGAGACGATGAAGCGTGGATATGATAGAAACAAATTGATGATTGATCTTTCTTGTATTCCTTTGACCATCAAAAATAATATCATTGAACGATATGACTCATTACAACCAAAGAACAAAACACTTCTGATAGATTACTTCATGAAGAACAAATTGAAGAATCTTATGGAAGTCGTAGACGAATTTTAGAGAGGTACAATGAAAAACGTATATGAAATCTTTGAAGAGGTCTCTAAGACCAATTCAAAAAATGAGAAGATGCAAATTCTACGAAACAACGCAACATATGCACTCAAGAATGTTCTCAAAGGAACTTTTGATCCAAACATTTCGTTTGTGTTCGATAAGATTCCCGAGTACAAACCATCCGATGCACCACCAGGTCTAGGATATTCGTCCATTCATCAAGAGCTAGGTCGAGTTTACCTATTTGAACAGAATAGTCCAAAGGTATCACCATCTCTAACGATGAAGAGGAAAGAAGAAATTCTAATTCAGATGTTGGAAAGTCTAGAAAAGAGAGAAGCAGAAGTCTTTGCGAATATGCTTCTCAAAAAGCAAAGGGTAAAAGGTCTCACATATAATCTAGTGAAAGAGACCTTTCCTGATCTACTGTAAACAAAGAAAGGAAGAATTGTTTCATGTCTAAGAATAAAAATCGATCTGTCGCTGAATATGATTATGATGAAGATGAAGGTAATGTGAAAGTAAAAAAGAAAGAACGCAGGAGACCAGTACGAGATTGGAAGAGACAATGGAATAATCATGGTCACGATTATGAAAATGCAGATGATTTTTATAAAGAATAAGTTACAACCTTAATTTGTATACTATTCGGAGTACAACTTCAAGTATTCCGCTATGCGGTCCAAGCATATCAGGTATGCAAAAATAGTTGTTGCAATGGTCTTCCAGTCGTGTATAATGTCTACATGATCAAGAGACGGAAGAAACGCTCTGACCGCAACCACCTTGTGTACAAACTTCAGGTACGGTCGCTGGTGTATATCGGAGTCACCTATGTTGAAGGCACGGTCAAGAAAAGCCTTCGACGTAGGTGGCTGAAGCATGTTCAGCGTGCTTCTACCGAAGACAGGGGTTGGAAGCTTTGTGATGCTATTCGCAAGTATGGTGCCGAAGCTTTCAATGTGGAAGTCATCGAAGTAGTTCGTGGTAAGAGCAATGCACATCTACTGGAGCGTGCATTGATTCGAGAACTCAAACCCAAGCTGAATACAGATGTGCGATAG